GTATTTGCTCTTGTGGATAATATAGCATACGCGATCCATTTGTACATTGCTTCTTCTGCAAATTTATGTACTTGCATCTCTTCTTCTGTACCAAGCCCATCACTTATATAATCTAACACTACAGTTTTACTAGCTAAATTAGAACTAAAGTGTATTTTACCTGTATGACAATCAATGTAAAAAGATCCATTAGCTTGAGCAAATTGAGGATCTATACCATATCTATTACCAGCCATATGCCAGTATGTATTGTCCTCGTAGTCTTCATTGTTATTTTCAGAAGGTACATTTGACTTATATCTCGACCAAGTGTCTGTGTCTGCATCTTCAGGGTCTACAAAAGTTATTTCACCTACACCTGAAACAGCAACAGATGTTGCTACTGGAAAAGCATCCACAACTATTGTAGTGCCACTAACGTTTGTTACTTTAGTACCTACTGGAAAGTCATCGTGATACACTAGCATACCTACTTCTACATTTGCAATGTCTGAAGCTGAAGCTGCTGTTATTTTAAAATCGAAAGTAGCTGGTGAGTTCCAAGATAAGCTTTTAACTATATTGTATGATTTTTTATCTGTAATTAATTCGTTGTTACTATTTTTAAATGTTAATGTTGTATTAGAGTTGCTTACAAAAACAACAGCTCCAGAAGCATCAACGTATTGTGGTATTACAGCGTTACCAAAATTATCTTGTAGCGAAATAGTTGTTATACCAGCGTTGTTAGAAGTAGCGCCAACTATAGTTCCACTTGGTATATAAGATCCACTAACAGTCATACCTATTAAAATGTTAGCGTATTCTTTGTCTAAACTAACAGTGTTAACTGTGTTTAATAAATTTCCTATAGCTTTTAGTGTAAAATCACCGTTATCATCTTGTAATGCGTTTTGAGATGGGTTTGAGGTTTTAGAAGTTGGATACAACACCTGTTTTATTCCAGAATCATCAACTAAACTTATTTTAGTATAGTTAACATAGTCTTGTGGTAGAGGCATTTGGAGTGTTGGTGGTACTGTAAATTCTTTTGATTTACAAGCTTTAAAAGTATCAAATGATAATTCTTGTAAGGCTCTTTGAGCGTGAAAAGCAACATCAACTCTTTTTATTTTAGATATTATTTTATCTTCACCAACATAAGCTGACATAAAATAATTTATTACATCTTTTAATGATGTAAATTGATAATCTCCGTAATTATCATTATCGTAGTATGATTGAGAGGTTTGATTTATATAAGCCATTTATTTATTGTTTTTCTTGCTGAATCATCGCTTGCTCTTGAACTTGACCAGCACGCATTATATTAATTTTATCCATAGATATTCCAGCAAATTTTAATATTTTGTAAACTAATTCGCTTTCTTCGGCTGGGTGTAGCTCAAAATCTGTAGTGCTACTTGGATCCCACATGGCTTTACCGTTTACAACAATATAACCCCAACTAGGATGAGTAGGTGTTTTAACATAACTAAAACCAGTGGCAGTTGAAGCTGGATGAGAATTTATTTGGTTTTCTGATATTCTTACGTACACAGGTCTTTCAACAGTTGGCTGTAAAAGAGGTGAGCTAAGATTTACTAAAAGCTCGTCTAGTTGTACTTCTTCAAGTATTACATTGTTAGAATTAAAAACTGTACCTAATCTATATATAGGAAATGAGTTTTGTAATACATCACCAATTATAGTATCTGTTTTTTCAAAATAAGATATTTTTTCATTAATATTAGCTACAATATCAATATACTCTGCCTCTTCGCCATGAATTCTAGAGAATTGATTTAAATCGTAAAAATATTGTTCAAATATTTCTTTTTGAGCTTGATCGGCGAATAAATTAAACTCTTGAGGAGTTATATAACCTCTTTGCTCTTTATTAGCAAACGTTAAAACTTTTTGATATACTGTGTCTATATTTATTGCCATAATTTTTTTTTAATTATTATAAGGAAAAAATCTATTTAGAGCCTCTTGTCTTTTGTCACAACCACAATCTTTACCAGTTGCTTTAGCCACGGTGTCTACAACTTTTTTTATTCCAGTTGCTTTTGTGATTTTAGCTATAGTGTCACCTAAACCTTTTGATTTGTTTTTCTCCATATAATATAATTTGTAGTTTGCAATCGCCCCGTAGAGCGACTGCATCTACAGTTAGATTAATTTAATCTTTTTTCAATATTTGAATATATCTCCATACCTTCATCAGTTTTAAACCAATGTGCTAAAGCAGTGTATGGGTGCTCATCAAAAGGAACTGTCATTATAGTCCTATTGTTAGATCCCCATAAAAAGTTTCTTTGATCATTAGATAATTTTATAATTCCAAGCTCAACAGCTTTAATTCCAAAATTTCTAAGCTGAACATTATCATCAGCGGCTAATTCTAAGAATAAAGCAGGATTATTTCTAGCAAATACTAGTAAATCTCTTTTAAGCTCCTTAGAACTCATCTTAGATACTTCAGAGCCTTTTTCTACACGCATAATAGCTTCTGCTAAATCAATATCTATTTCTCTAGCTAAAACTATAGCGTCTGCTTCTAGTTCTAAAATTTCTATATCTCCCGCAGCTTCTTCAATAGGATTGTATTCATAATATATACTCCCTCTGTGTGGATGATAATTAGATAATAATTTTTGTAATACTGTTTTTTCTTTCTCTACAAACAAACTACCATTTCTAAAAATTATATGTTCTAATCTTTGATCACCAGACATTTCATCTACAAAAGGAGTTCTTTGGTTTTGACAATACTTAAGCTCTCTTTCATAGCCTTTTTCTTTATCAAACCAATACAAGTTAGAACTTCTTAACATGTAGGATAAAGGTGTTTTATCTCCTTTTAAATAATAAATTCTATCTTTTATTTCCCACTCAGGTTTTTTAGGTTCAACTTTTTTAAGTTTTGGTGTTTCAACAACTGGTGTTTCTACAACAGGTACTTCTACCTTTTCTGTTTTTTGTTTTTTTGCCATAATATAATATATAATAAAATTAATAAAAATAAAAGGCCGAGGCCGAAGCCCCGGTCTTTTAAAATAATTGTGCTTACTTCATCAACATAAAGTTGTTAGCACCTTGAGTAATTAAACATCTTTCAGTTAAGAAGTGTAATTGCATTGCGTCTAAAGCAGATGTAGCAGCGCCAACAGAACCAGTAACCCAAGTTTTCATTCTTCGGTCATCAGTTTGTGAAGCTCTATATCTAACATGTAAGAAAGGACGTTTTATACTTTGCCCAACAGTTTGGTCATAAACTGAAGAAGTACCAGCAGGAATTATAACCCCTCTAATAGCATTTGCTCCAGCAGCAGCGTTTACACCACCTCTTGTTGCTAAGTCGTTTAAGTATCTAAAGTCAGACTTGTAGAAATCATAAGAACCTCTACGGAAACCAGAGAAACCTAAATTAAGCGCCATGTCTTCAGAATTGTTAAACACCCCGTAAGATGTACCACCAGCACCATAAGAATTCATAGAAGCTAACATGTCATCCATTGCTAACGAAGTAGCTCTGTTTACAAACATCATGTTTTCTTCAATAGCACCTTGCTTATCAAACTCAGCAAGTATTGCGTCAAACTCAGCTAAATCAGTAGCAGCGTTAACACCAGTAACACCAGTAGTAACATTACCTCTTGATTCAATAGCAGCAAATAAACCTTCAGAACCCGCGTCGTTAGTTGCGTCTGTAGTAGAACCAGGTAAAATTGTAGAACCTTGAACTTCAGAAGCAGCTAAAGCAAGCTCTGACTCTAACATTGCCATTTCAATGTAATCAGTAAAACGAGCTCTGGTGTCAGCTTCTGCCTTTAAGTACCATAAATATCCTGCTTGTCCAGCTTCAGTAGAAACCTCAACCCAACCAATTCTAGAAGAATCAGAACCTGAAACTTCGTAGTAATCTTTCATAATAATTGGTTTATTAGAAAAAGATTTAAAGTCAGGCTCGTTAGCACCTCTTTGGTCAGTAGTGTTACTAGTACCAGCAGCAGCTGTATAGTTCATACCTTTACCAAACTCAGAACCATAAACTAATATAGTTGTTGCTTTTGACGTAGTAAGCGCTGCTAAAGCAGATTGTCCGTAAGGTAGTACGTCAAGCACAGCACCATTAACAACAGATACTAAACATTTGAAAACACCATTTGAGTTAGCAACGATAATAGTATCGTTAACTCTAACACCATGATTAGCAGCTGTAAAACCTGCAGTTTCGTCAATATCAGACTCAATAGTAACCTGAGCGATGTTAGTAACACCAGTACCAGGATTAGCACCAGCAGTCGCTGAGTTAACGTTACCTTTGTAAGATAAATGTAATCTTGATTGTTCAGACCAAACGACACGATCAGATGTCATAGCCTCTTCTGCGCCAACTTGAGCAAGGAAACCAGAAATTGTTCTAGGTCCGAAAACCTCAGCTTCTTTCTCCATCAAGTCTGGCAGGTATTGTTGAGCCCACGTCACATCAGTGGTACCCGTAAAATCTAAATAGTTTGTTTGTAGCGTCTGCTTTTGTGGAGCAGGCACACTGTTTAACAAACTTCCTCCTGTAATTGCCATAATAAGTAATTTTTAATTGTTATTTTTTAAATTTATTGTTTTTAATTTTAAACTTAAAATCAGAAGAGCTTTCACCTAATACTTTTACTTTAATACCACTTGCATCAACTTTTCCATGAGCTTGTCTTGGATTCATATCTACATTTTTAGCTTTAGCAACACTATCTTTCATAGCATCAGCCTTGCCTTGTTCGTAAAAGTGTCTTGCAACAGCATCAGCGTTCATTGCTGTATATAGAGACTTGTGGTAACCCTTAGCGTCTGATAATGTAGAATTTTTATCTAAAAACTTTTTAGTAAAATTATTTATATCACTTTGAGTACTTTTAACCTCTTCAGCGTTGTTAACATTAAACCTATACTTTTTATCACCGACATTATATTCAAAACCTTTGAACTTATCGTTAAAAACTTGATTAGTTTTTTGTGTAAAAATATCAGAGTTCTTTTTAACTGTTTTTTTGTTTGCTTCTGATTCTTTGTTGTATCTATTAAAAAAATCTACAGCTTTTTGTTGCTCAGTCGTGAGCTTACTTCCAGCTTTAATTTCTTCATAGTATTTAGACTTTCGCCCGTCTAAGTGGGCTCTAGCGTTGGCAACTTGCTCTTTTAACGCTAATTTTTTTCTTCGTATATCTCTTTCGTCATCTTCTTCTTCGTCGTAAGAGAACGAATCTTCCATAAGGAAGTTAATTTCTTCGTTGTTTAAATGAGGTTTTGTTTGCTTGTAATACTCATATAGTAAATTTTTATCATCTAATTTACTATAATCTTGGTTAAGTTTAACATAATCATTTAAATCCCCACCAGTTTCTTCCATAAAGTCCATTAACTTTTTAATATTTTCTGGTAGTGGTTTGCCGGTAGCTTCAGATTCTGCTATAACTTCTTCAACTTTTTCTTCAGCTTCAGCAACTTCTTTTTCAGTAGAGTCTTCAGTAATCTCTTCTAATACTGGAGCTTCTTGTGTTTCTGCTTCCGGTTGTATTTCTTCTTGTTTTTCTGTGGACTCGGTGTCTTTAGACTCTGCAGCCACTCCGCTGTCGTCAGCGTTATCTTTTTTAGTTTCATCTTTTTCTTCTTTTGGTGCTGGTGGTTTGTTTAAATCTACTTTAATAACACTATCATCACCTTCAGATTCAAATTTAGTTTCACTAACTTGTTCAGTTGTTTCTTGTGTAGCCTCTTCGACTACTTGTTCTAGTTTTTCTTCCATAATATAATATAATAATAATTAATAAATTTACCTAGGGTCAAACGAACCTAAATCAAATCCTCCACCTAGTATATCATTACCTGCGGACTCAAAGTTTTTAGGTGGTTTTCCACTATTTCTTTGTTCAATCATTTCTGACTGCTGTGTAGCTTGTATTTTCGTTCTCTCATCTTTACGATCTTCTTTTTCTTTCTCTCTACCTTTAATAGCTTCAACTTCCATACCTTTTAATTGCATGTTGTATTGAAACTCTAACTGCATAAGTTCTTTTTTCATTTGAACCTCTTGTATCATCTTTTGAGAATCTATTTCAGCTTTTATTTGTTCTAACTGAGCTTGACTTTGAGTTAAAGCTTGGTTTTTTTGAACGTCTGCTTGAGCAGCTGCCTGTGCTGACTGTTGGTTTAACTGAGCTTGTTGCTGCATGTTTTGTTGTTGTAAAGCTTGATCTCTTTCTAATTTATTTTTTCTTCTTATTTTTAGTAATTGATTAGCTAGTTTTATGTTTTTTATTTCTCTAATATCAATAGCGTCTGCTAACTCAATAATTTGCTGTTGCAAAGCCATTTGAATATTATTTTCTAACATTAATCGCTCTTCTTCGTCTGGTTGCAACTGTATAAATATACCAAAATCGTATAAGTGTAAGCTTGATAGTTCTTCAAGAACCGCTGAGTTATGAACACCTATAGCTTGTATAAAAGCGTCTTTTGTTGGAGAGTATTCTATAATATCAGATATTCTTAAAGACAAACACTCTGCTATTTCTGCTGTTAAAAATAAACCAGATTGAAGTATATGTCTAGTTGCTGTATTGCTATTAGCGGCTGCAAGTTTTTGCACACCAACTAAAGCATTTTTATCAGGACTACTACCATCTCTGGCTTCGTTAAGACCAGTTACATCTCTTATCATTTGTAAGTAATAATTATAATTACCAATAAGAGCTTGCATTTTATTACCACCAGAACCAGATGTTATTTCTTGAATAGGCACTTTACCAGGATTCATATCTCCATCTTGCGTAAAAGATCTACCTATAACAGAACCTGTTTGAAAAAACATATTTAAAGCTTCTTGTGGATTATAGTTTGTACCATTACCTAAATCAACTTCAGCTAAACCATCAGCGTCTAAATAAACACCATCTGGTACCATACGTGACATTACTTGCTGTAGTTTTAAATGTGTTAACTGTATCATGTCAGCAAAACCAGTTATACGCTTTACTAGTGAGTCAATTCTACCGTCATACATACGTGGAGCTACAATAGCATAGTTCATTTTTACTTTAGTAAAATCACTTTTTGGTCTCATCATGTTTTTAGACATTTCCCACTTAAGCAATTTATTTGTACCAAGTATAATAGCACCATCGTAAAGTGTTTCTATAGATCTCAACATTCTACTAAAACCACCTTCCATGTTTTCTGGTGGATTAAAAGAATCATCTTTAGGTATAATTTTATCAGCACCAGTTGCAGTTTCTTTTACTTTATACACTTCGTTCATATATGTTTTATAATTAAAATATAAAACTTGAATAGTATTATTATCTTCTTTATCGTAATTATGTCTTGATGCATAATTTGACCTATTACTAGGTTTGTTTTTCATTATATCTTCAAGATCACTTTCTGTTAAATGCGGAAACTGTTTTGCTAATTCGTTTACAGGTATAGTTTTTACCTCACCAACGTAATATATATCTTCAAAATAAGGAGATTCTGTATATGAGTAAACTAGATCAGCAGGGTCAACATAACTAACAACAGCACCTTCTGAC